TCAATTTGGTCAATATAATTGCCTAAGAAAGTAAGTGTGTCTTCGCCTTGTTCTAATATATCTTCTCTAACAGAAGCGTTTAAATCAGAGTTATCTTCTATAATATTTAATTCATATAAATTTATTTTATTATATAATCTATCAATAAACATATTATACATGTCATCATCTGTCTTATTAGATACAAATAATTTAACATGTTTTTTATGATATGGTTCTATGTCATAAGTTAAATAATCGTTTTGTTTATCATCATAAATTATTTTCTCAAACATAGTAACAGGATTTACAACTCTTGTCAACTCTCTGGTGTCAGTATCAAATACATGAAATCCTTTTTGACATCTGTAATCTGACCAGGTCATCTCGTATTGTGTGCCAAGATAATAGATACGGCCGTCATCTGACTTTTTATGAAAATGTCCTGAATATACTTTATCAAATTTAGTAAACTGTAGTTTTTCTAATCCATGGTCGTTGATAACGCCGCTGTGCATTTCGAAACCTTTGACCTCTAGGTGACCCATTACAATGGTCGATTGTGATTGGTCAATGGCATGAATACTATCTTCGTAATTATCATCACAAATCCAAGGCAAGAATAAAATATTACAACCGTCAAACTCTGTTTCTGTAGGGTTTTTATATACTTTAGACTTTTTATTTAATTCTAAGTTTTGTAAAGCATTTACTTCGTTTGTATTTTTGTAATAAGTGTCGTGATTACCTATAATTATGTGTGTGTCAATATCAAGTTCATCTAATTTATTCCAAAAAACTTTTTTAAAATTATTGGCTGTATTATGATTGATAAACTTTCTTCTATCAACAACATCACCTAAATGTATAAGTGTTTTAATATTGTTTTCCTGTAAGTAAGGAAAAAACAATTCATCATAAAATTTATTTTGATATTCCATAAACATAGGACTATCATTACGAACACCGAAATGGGTGTCGTTCAATAACGCAATTTTCAATTTCTATCCTTTTTTCTTTTTCTTAACAGGTTCTTCAACAACAGTATTCTTTTGTAGAAACTCCGTAAACTGATTTTTAAATTCTCTATCTTCACCAGGCATAACTGTTAAATCATCATAATTTGCTTCTGCAATCATTCTTTGTTTAATTGTAATTTGTTTCTTTTCTTTTTGAATTCGTCTTACAAATGCATAATAAATTATTTGTGTAAAATATGCAAATGGGTTGCTTGAAGTTTCGGGATTAAAGTTATCTAGGTACTGAAGACAATTCTCAATACCATCAGAAATCATATCATCTCTAAATGTGTAATTTATAAAGTTAGGTCTATAAGAAAGGTGATTAGCAATCTTTAAAAAACAACTACCAATATAATCTGTTACTGGTGGTTTGTCTTTACCTGCCTTCTTAGCCTCGTTTACGGACTTCCTGTATTCGACCATTGCCGCCAAGAATTCCTTGTTATTTACATAATGTTCTTTTTTTGCTGCCATAATATCCTCACTATACAGTATTAATTATTTAATGTCAATGCTGGAATTTTTTTGTTCCACGCTTGACAAGCTTGCCAACCTGTGTATAATACAGGTGTCCGCCTTTGATAAGAACAGCTCCTAGTGTACTGTAGGGTCTTCTTCATCATCTTCGTACATATCAAATATTTCATTCATTTTTCTCATATCGTCATCACTCATTTTTTTATTTTCGGGGATAGTCCTTTGTTTTGGCATCTCAACTTGATTGTAATGTTCAGAGATGTTGGACCAACTTTTTGTCATTTCCATACTGGCGTTTGTAACCGTCATAATTTTATCTTTAGGTATTGTAATAACATTATCAGGTGTGTAGGCCGCCCACTTTGTTAGAGCAATATAATCTCTAAATCCAGCTGGCGTCATCTGAGGTACATATCTAACTAATAAAGGTTTTACTAATCTAATTAAAGGTCCGTTTTCAGGTAGTTGTTTTTCACCTGTTGGCAATTGACAAACAACATCATCACCGTTTATTAGTTTTATTACTTTAATTTCTGGTTTCATTGTTTAACTCCACATTATGGATTTCATAATCAAATAGTTCTTCGTTATAGATATTTATTCTTTCACGGAAGTGTGATAATGTGTAATTTTGTTTATCCTGATATGTTAAATCATCAGCAATATCATACAAAGTTGCATGAGAATTATTATCTTTTAATCTTAGACCACGACCTATTGATTGTAAGTTTCTTATCCTAGACTTACTAGGGCTAGCGAAAATAATATTATGCAAGTTCCTAATATTAATTCCAGTTGAGAAGGTGCCGTACGAAGCCACGATAATGGCATTGTCAGCATTCTCTGTAATCTCTCTAATCTTTTCTCGTTCTTCAGTGTCAACACCACCATAGACATAAAAAACTTGTTTATCTTTTGCTTTATCTCTAATACTTTCATACAAATCCTTTCCATGTTTTTCTACATATTGAAATAAGCATAGTGTGTTACCTTGTAATCCGGCCGCTAGGTTTCTAATATATTTGTTTCTTTTGTCAGATTGTACAATATAGTCCATTTCTTCTTGATAGTTCATACCACTAACATGTTTACATTCTATTTCACCATGTTTTAGTATTAAACAGTAAATTTTTAAATCAGCTAGTTGTTTTTTATCTTGAAGTTCACTTGTAGATACTACTTTATTTACAGTACCAAACAATCCCTCTAATACAAGTTTGTGTGTTTTACTACCATCTAAAGTACCTGTAAGACCAACTCTATATGGGCAAGTTTCAAGTTTTGATAATATTTTAGTTAATGAAACGGCCTTAAACAAATGTGCTTCATCACCTAATACCATACCTACATCTTTGAACCACTTTTTAGGCATCTTATAGATTGATTGCCATGTTGATATAATCACAGGTTTATTTGTTTCTTTTTCATGGCCTTGATATATTCTATGAACATTTTTTTCTGGCGACCAACCGTAGTCTTTAAAATCCTTAAACAATTGTTCAACCAAAGATGTGGTTGGTACTATTATTAGTATCTTCTTCTTTTGTTCTTTTAACCTGAGAATGTTAAACCTAACAAGAAGATAGACAATAAGAGATTTTCCACTAGCGGTGGGTGAAAGTAATAATGTCCTATTTTTTCTAACAGCATGTATAAATGCCTCCTTTTGATAATCTCTAACCTTAAATGGTATGTTTAACGCTTCAATAAACTTATCTACTTTTGCATTATCAACTTTTGTTTCTTGTATTTTAGTACCGTCAACAACTTGAACATCATTATCTTCACACCATTTTAATATGTATGGGTACAAACCAACATATATTTGTCCTGTTTGATAACTGAACAATCTGATTTTGCCGTCCCACACCCTATTACGATACTGAGGCATAAACTTAAAACCAGGTACTTCAAAAGTAAAAAATTGACCGAGTTCACGCCTAATATCTTCGTCTGCTTCAATTTTAAGGTAGACATCATTTTTTTTATCTATAACCAAATATCTGGTGTTTGTCATTTTAAAACTCTGCTGATTGATAATCTGTAGATTGACCCACTATACCTTTCAACATTAAATTAAAGGCAATACTTATCCTTTTATTTTTTGACCTGTTGATAGGTACTAAATGTTGCAACCATGATGGAAATAATATCATTCTATTTGTGACTGAATGTAGTTCCCAAGCAGTAGCGTTTGATTTTGTAAATCTTTTTAATTCAGGATTAATAACACCAGCTTGTGGTCTAGGGTCATAAAATTGTATGCCAGCTGCTTTATCGGATTCTACATAATAAACACCACTTAAAATATTATTAGAATGTGTATGAGGTCTATGTGCTTCTCCGGGTTTTAAAACATTAGACCACATATCTGTTATTTGAAATGTATCGTAAATATATTCTTTGTCTTTAAATACTAGTTTACTAACTTCTATAATTTTATCAGTAAGTGCTTTGTATTTTTTCTTAGTGTGTAATTTAGGGTCAGATTGCCAATTATCTTTATCTTTATTTTGTTGTGACAATAATATATCTTCTTTCATACTGTCAACATACTCTTCTTCTAAAACATCATCAGCGATATAGACCTCTGTAGGAAATAACTGTTCTTTGATATATTTCACTATATTGCTCCACTTGTAAACTTTCGCCATTCGATTGCATTACGAATGTTCCAATCACGACCATTTATTTGTCTCATAGTTCTATCTAAAAAATCTACAGTGACATTTAAATAATCTACTTTTTGTTTTGCTTTAATGTATTCTTCATCAGCTTCTATATACTTATCAACATCTTGTTTTAATATTTTTAAATCAAAAGGTTTCTCTGCATAAACAGAAGCGTCTGCCTTACCTGTGTAATACTCCCAAAGGTTTCTTTTTACCTTTGCAAAATCACCTTCAGCACGGCTTTGCATCAACTTAAACTTAGTTAAGTGTTTCATATATTTGTTGAATAGTTGAGGAGTTTTGAGTGATTCCAAATCTAACTCTACATCATTCAATTTTAAATCTATTTCAGATTGTTCTTGTAATTTTTCTAAATCCATAATAACTCCATATTAAAGAACATAATAACATAATCACACAAAAATGTAAAGCTTATTACGAGTTTACTTGTGTTGTTCTTGAACCACCGACATCAGCAAACTCATATATTTGATACTCCATAGACACTGTGGCCGTTAAATAATCAACATCTGTTGCATTTTGATTATAGTTTATACCAGACAAAGATGTAGGAAAAACATTGCTAAATCTTACTTCGGTGACTGGTCTATTTTTACTTGATAACACTATCAAAGTTGCATCTGAATATAAAGCACCTACACTAGTTGGACCATATTTTACTTTACCACCATCACTTGTTAAGTCTGCACCTGTAGATGTAGGAAATCTATCTGAACCTGCACCTAAAGCATCTCTTGATTGTTTATAGTCTCTAGGAAAACCTAGTCCCATTAACCAACCATGAATTTCTTTAAAGTTTTCTAAGTTTTCATCTACTAAAAATGTCATCTCTAAAGAAGAAAAAACAACTTTTTCTCCTGGCAAAGGCACATCAGCTAGTGGTGTTCTTTGTGAAGTTGATGATACAGAAACACCAGGAATGTTTACTGCTGTACAGAAATATTCCACCTTAGGCAGT